CGCGGCCCTCAGACCGCGCTTGGCCGCGTTCTGGTCCCCAGCACATGTGAACGGCCAGCCCTGTGCTTCCAACTTATGGAAGGCGGCTATAATGGCAGACTGAAGCTGCCACTCCGCGCGGCGGGTTGGCTTGGGCTTCTTGGGGGCGAACCTGGCCCGTTTCTGAGTTATCGGCAAATCCCACGTAATCCTTATGCTCGAAATTTATCTTCTTAAATATGGGGGTGAGGGGGGGGGTAATTCTATAACTAAAACCAATACCTAACCGTTTGATAAATATAAGAAATGAGTTTCAGACAAGTTCGGCGGGGAAACTCCAAAATCTGTCTATAACCCCTAGTTTCCCCGCCGATTTGAGTTATGCCGCGGCCTCTTTGTCGGAAACTCCCACGTCGAATTCGGTAGCGATATAGCGCATACCGGGGCGCCCTCCTTTGGCCGGCGTAACCAGTTTTCCGGCCAAAAGATTAGCGTCCATATTCCACTTAATGGCGGCATCTAATTCGATCGGCTTAGCCCGGCTAACGCCGCGCTTTTTCATAAGGTCCGATTTGCGGATACCGTCTCTGCCGGCTGCGGTAACGTGGTCCAGAATGGTCTTGTGCAGCCGTTCAAAGTCGGAGCCAACCATATAGCTCTTAACGCCGGCATCGATGCTATCAAGCGACCGTTGTACAAATGCCCAGCCCCACTCCATATCGGCAAGGGATACGGTTGGCGCCGAAGGATTACGTGAGACTGCTCTAATCATGGCCAGTTTTACCGATTGCTCGCCTGCCCGGCCTACGATGCCTTCTAGCAGCGGGTCGTCATCAATGGCGCTAAACTGCCAATCTTCGATTTCTTCCAACCGCTTTTCGGCCGCGCTATCTTCCCAAGGAACCTCTGTAGTCGGCGGTGCCTTATTGCCTATGCGCCAGTTGCCACCGTCTTTATTTAGATTACCCTTATGCTTAGGGAACCTGGCTACCGAGTCTTTGATAGCGGTAATAAGGCTAGGCGGCGGGATAAGCAGAGACTTTGTTTTCTGCCTAACCGGCCTGGCGTTAGAAAAGATCACCGTGAGTCGGGCCATAAGGCCGTCTGACAGGTTAGAGTCGGTGATGCCGGCGTAGAATTCGGTCGGTGTGGACATGCCCAATATGGAAACATGCGGCCAGTAAACCGGCTCCGCACTGGCACTAGCCCGCTTAGGGTCGGAGTTTTCCTTGCCGGTCCACATGCTGGTAGAGCGGCTATAAAGCTCCAGTAAAACTTTCCGAATACTCTTGGTCCATGACTGCGCATTATTGCCGGTCATGCCCTGCAGGATAACACCGAATTCGTCCCACGGCATAAAGAACACCGACTTGGCGCGTACTACCCGCTCGATCGCGGAGCCACTTGTAACGTCGCTGGGACCCACAAGAAAACTCATTCCGCAATCGTGAGCAAGCAATGGGACGCACCTAAGAGGGTGGTCCTTGCCGTAACCAGGACCGCCAATGCCCACCAAATATATGTTAGAGGCAAGCCCGGTAGGCCCGACAAACTGCCGGCCGTAAAGAACGGACAAGAACGCCACGGCGCCCAACATCGCGAACTCAGGCACAGGCCGGCGCGCGGTACCGTAAATCCATTCCGCGATAGCACCAAGCAACCCGTCCGCCTCTTCAGGATCAAACGGGTTTAGTTTGCCACGCGGTGCGGCAATTCGGCTACCAGATGGCACCGCCGAAGGCTCTGTAGTTACTAATTCTGTGACCGGCGCAACCAACGGCTTTTCCGGTGGTTTCTGTATCTCCTTCTTTGCATGTTCGCGGGCAATAAACCCGGCAATGTCAAAGTCATCGCTGACAAACGGGTTAAACCCGGTCTGGTCACACAGCCACTTGGTAGCCGTGTAAAAGTCGGTAGAGAACGCCTTGATTACAACGTCAATCGGGGTATGGGACTCGTTGTTCCCCCAATCCATAATGCCTTCGCTGTGGAAACTAAGGTTGGCGTTCTCAACCCCACGCCAGATAGCAACCGCGCGATATCCCTTACCCACCGGCTTTGTGCCAGGTAGACGTAGAGCCGGGACCCACTTATCATAGTTGCGAATGGCGGTATCGTTTAACTCACGCCAGCATGTTTCCCCTTCACCGCGGACCAACGCGCCGGATTCTTGCAGCGGGACAAACCCAAACGGCGCAAGAACATCAGCTAGAACATCAGCGATGTTGTCCGGTAACATCGGAAGTTGGTCAATGTCGGTATCTAGAAGTGTGTCTTCGGTGGTCCACTCATACGGCTTACCAGTGTCCTTATGGATAGTCGGTGGAATGACCGTCTGCCGGCCATGTGCCAACAGGTCAACTACCCGCACCGGCCGAGTCTCGCCAGGCACAGCAATAGAAAACGGCACGCTAACGATAGCCCCGCTACCGCGGTAAAAGGCGCTAAAGCCCTTCTGCCCCCGCTTCTTTACCGGACTATCAGGCAACACAGCGAGAACCGCGGCCATCATCGTCGGGTCGTCAGTGTCGATATCAACCACCTTTAGCTTATGGTCGATCGCCACACACACGCCGGCATCAGGCCAGCGCTCCCACAACGGTACCTCATATTGCGAAGGCAGCCGGTTACAGAACTCGTTCCACCCTCCTTTGGCGTACCACTTGCCAAACGACATTTCGCCAGGGATTTTAGAATGCGGCATTACCGGAATTGCGGAGTAGCCGTTGTCGATTAATTTAGCCCCGACACGGGCGTATGGGCTAGGCTGCAATGTCTTGTACCTCAGTGTTGTTATCGTTGGCGGCAATTCGGGCGCTAACGCTGCGTGCCATAGAAATAAGAACGTCGCGGAAGGGCAGCGGCGTACCAATACGTGGTGTGCTGTCTTTTCCTCCACCCTTTGAGCCAACTTCCCCGAGACGCTTGGCCCTCTTAAGCCCCATGCGAGCGACAACAGCAGGGTCAAGGCGAGGTTCACCTATACCCCAATCCAATTCCGGCCGATCGGTGCCATAGGCTAGCAAAAGCGTAGGCTTTCGAGCGTAGCGCCCATATCGGCCTTGTTCTACGCAACACGTCCAACCGCCGTATTCATCAGCTTCAATCCACCCCCCACCGCGGCTAGGTTTGTTTATCTTGAAGAATGACTAGGCGTGACTACCCCATGGGTGTTCGATAACACCACCCCACTTCCGAACGGCGCCCAACGCTGCGGCAAAGCATCCACCGTCATCGCCTTTGACTTTGCGAATCCCGGTCTGTTTTATGAACAGGGGCTGGCCGGCCCAGAACTTGCCCAACGCTGGCAAGGTGGGTGTGCCACAACAGGGTATGGGCCGGCATATTTGCGCGCATCGCGCGCTTGGTCCCACGTGTCAACGCCAGAAAGGCCAAAATAACAACCGTCCGTGGCAACGTATAATGCGGCAATTGTAGTCATAAACCCCTCTTAAATTAGGTTACTATACCTATTGACACCTTACCCAAAATCGGTAAGATGTGGATATCAGCAGGAGATTAGAAATGTCCCTTAGCCACCTGATTGCTACCGCACCGCACCCTTTAGTTGCCGCCGCTCTGGCCGCCCCGAAGACCCACGCGGTGGTTACGACCTACGCGGATGGGCGGGTTAGGGAGCATAGGACCCGTAATTTGGCTTCGGCCAACACTCACGCGGACTTCGTAGAGCGGCCATGCATCGGCAAAGACCTTATTGACCGTAAGACCGGCAAGACGGTTCGGGTGGTCAGCGTCGAAATCGTGGTGCTCTCCTAAAACGGCGCCGCCCCACTCCTAACCCGCCTTCGAATAGAGTCCCCGAACTCTTGGACGGCTATTGTCACCAATAGCCGTTGTTCGTCTTCGGTGAATTCTGACAAATCAGTTTTTTCAATGGTCCCTAACCACTCGCCAATCTTGTCTATGCAATCGCCTACAGCTAGTTCTTCGTAGGCGTCAAAGTTACGAACACGAGCAAGGTCAGAAGCCAATAGCGCACACTCCGTACAAAGCCACTTTATAGGTGAACCTATCCCAAGGCCGGTGGCGTGGCGCTTGCACAGGCAGATATCAACGGGCGGTATTTTCATGCTGCCACCTGTGCTTGCGCACCGGGGGCGGTGTTATCATTGGCCGGCTCTAGGGAAGACAGGCGCCGCGTAATGTCGGCTACGTATTCGTCTTCGCGTTCAATCAAGATGGCGTTGAAGCCTTCAAGGTAAGCCGCTTCGCCAGTGGTGCCACTGCCGGCGAACGGGTCAACCAACGTGCCGCCAGGTGGCGTAATAAGCCTGGTTAGCCACCGCATAAGAGACACAGGCTTAACGGTCGGGTGCTTGGAGCCGGCGCGATCGGTCTTGGACGCCTTGGCTGAGTAGAAGAAACGGGCGGCGGAGCCTTCACTAGAACCATGATTGGTGAGAGACCGCTTTTCAAAATCGCCGTAAACGTCCCCATTCCTACTGCCGGCAGTAGGTGCCACGCCACTCTTCGTAACCGGAAACAACCCAACCACTTCTTCGCTGCCGTCATGCACCACGTTGGCGGGCCAGCGGCCCTTGCTAGCGTCGTATGACTCTGCACGGTCCATCACCTTACCGCCTCCAAGTATACCGCTACCAACACCACCTATTGATTTTGTATTATTAAATCCAGAGATTTGCTTTGTGATATATACTGCATCTTCCTGCGACATACCCACCCTGCACCCATCAACATTAATCGCCCCCGTGCCCCATTCCAGCACGTTCGCGGCAACCGTACCTATAAGCGGCTTGCGCGCCAGACAGATAGGCTCTAGCGCCGGCTTTAGCGCGGTGCCCCAGCCTTGCCACTGTTGCGCGGCGGCAGTGGCGGGTTCGTCTGAGTCCTTTTCGTGGAAGCCGCGTTCAATGGCTTCAACCCTCCAAGGTCTGTCCCCACCACTATCGACCCCGCCAACCAAGTTCGGAGGGTTTTTCAAATCGGCTGCGTCCACACGTATCTTGGTACGTTCAGCACCCGCAGCCTTATCAATCCCCTTACTCACGTCATGCGACTTCGGAAAGCCCGTGCCGTAGAGCCATGCAAGCATGTCGCGGATTTCAAAACCGGCATCCTCGATCGCGCACACCATACGGTGTTGCGTGCGAGTGCCATTGAACGCCGCAACGTGGCCACCCGGCTTAAGGACGCGGTAGACTTCCTGCCAGAATTCAACGGCGTGTACGGTATCGCCGGTATCCCATTGCTTTCCCATAAAACCCTTGGACGCGCGGGCATAAGCGCCGGACTTGCCTTCCTTGCATGGTGCAGCGTTGGCACCACCAAAGCGTTTTACTATCGATACCAGCGCATACGGAGGGTCGGTCACGAATGAGTCTACCGAATTATCCGGCAGGCTACGCAATACGTCGCGGTTGTCGCCGTGGTACAAGGTAACGCGGCCGTCCAAAAATGATTTCATGTAATCCCCGAACTAAAAAGGTATTTCGTCATCAAAACTAGAATAAAGATGGCTGGTCTTGACAGGCTTATAATCGGCCACGCCTTCTACCTGTTGCTTCGCAACAGGGTCAGCCTTGAACCCCACGAGTTCCCAGTATTTGCCGCTGGGACGTACCTGCACTTCGCGGGTATCGCGAAGTTCACCAACCCGCTTTAGGAATTCATCTACGCTGGCCGGTTCTGGCAGTTCTCCGCCGTGTTGACGCCACCACTTGTCGCACTTGGTTTTCGGAAATCCCTTATGACCAGGGCAAAGCCAGTGCTTGTAGTTGACGAAGTTGCAAAGGAATTCCGCCCTCACGCTTGGCGTGCCGCCAATCTTGTCGTGGTAGTACAGTTTCCGCGATTGCACCGGCACCCACTCTGGAACGCTGGTGGACAGGATCGGCAGAGCCGCTGCTTTGGCTTCGTGCTTTGGCTTTTCCTTAGTGACAAACACAAAGCCGCAGTCTGGGCATTCCTTGTAGGAAAGGTGAATAAGCGAGTGACACTGTGGGCATTCCTTAACCAGTGCTTCGCCGGTCTTTTCGCCAGGCTTCTTAGGAACCACACAATCAACCGGCCCGTGCTTTGCCACGTTCCCTGCGAAGTCCAGCACCAGGCAATTGTTTTTTCCCATGGCCGTGCGAGTACCACGGCCGGCCATCTGGACGTACAGGCCGGCGCTAAGAGTTGGCCGCAACATAGCCAGCAAGTCTACAGACGGGTTGTTATAGCCGGTGGTCAGAACAGAGTTGTTGGTTAAGCAACGGACCTTACCTGCTTTATGGTCTTGAATAAGCTTCGCACGTTCACCGCTTGGTGTTGCCCCAGTAACTACACCGCATGTAATACCGCGGCGCCTAATTTCCTCCGCTACGTGGTGCGCGTGTTCAACGCCGGCACAGAAAGCCAGCCAGCTTTTACGATCGGCACCCATGGCCACGATTTCATCAACCGCGGCTTTGGTGGTGGCTTCCTTGTCGCAAGCGGCGTTCAAGGCGCCTGGTACGTAGTCCCCTCCCCTACGTGCCACACCTGAAAGGTCAAACCCGGTAGCCGTCCCCTTGGAGATAAGCGGCGCAAGGTAGCCGTCTGCGATGCCGTCTGCGATGCCATACTTGAAAACGATTTCATCAAAAAGCCTAACGTCGCCATCCACCAGAGAACCGGAGTCCGTGCGATACGAAGTGGCCGTAAGGCCAACGCAACGCATATCCGGGTTGATAGCCGCAAGTTCGCCAAGCAATAGGCCATACATGCTGGCCGAGTTGTTGGACAACAGATGGCATTCATCGATCGACACCAGGTCAACGTGACCTAGTTGCCGCGCCTTGGTGTAAATCGACTGAATACCGCCGAACACAATCTGGTTGTGCAATTCGCGGCGGCCCATGCCGGCCGAATAGATACCGGCAGGGGCAAACGGCCAGATACCGACAAGTTCGGTATAGTTCTGTGCGATAAGTTCCTTTACGTGAGTAAGCGAAAGTATGCGAATGCCGTCATAGTCACTCACCAGGCGTTCAAACAGTTTCGCCTGGACCAGACTTTTTCCGGTGCCGGTGGCAAGCTCAATAAGGCCGTTCTCCCCGCCCTTTTCCCAGAAGGCGAACAGAGCGTCTATGGCCGCTTCTTGGTAAGGACGGAGGGAAAGCACTATGCCGCCACCGCAACATACGGTACTACCGCGCTAAGTTCATGCTCGCCGCGGTGCCAGTAGTTTCCGTCTTCGTCGCGAACGTGATAACAAACGTCGCCACGGCCACTAATGAAGACGTATGTAACTACGCCTTCAAATTCATCCTTAGTCACAACATCTTCAGGATAAATGACATTCCGATTTTTCTGCTTCGAAATAGCCCGGCTACGGACCAAATCACCGAATTTGTATTTTGTGGTCATCATCGCACGTCCACCAGAAACCGCACCGCCATAGCCGCAACCTGGTTGGCTTCTTCGCGCTGCCGCTCGCGATTATTGGACTTCACTTCGTCCCAAAGTTCGTCAACCTCTTCCAGAAGAACGGCAAAGCCTTCATGTGCAGAGTGGAACGCACCAAACTTAGCTGTGGCGCGAATAAGCTCTTGGCGTACCGCGGCAAGTGCTGCGTCAATGCGAACCAAGTCGGTGGCCGGCACCACATAGAATGGCTGGCCGTGTTCGTCCTTAAAAACGTCAGACATAATATTCCCTCTAAAAAACGCCGGAACAGGATTAGCGCTCGCCTGCCAATTCGTTGGCCACGTAAGGAAATCGGAAAAATATACGTGTTCGCCAAGAGCCCGTTATGTCCGATTGACACCGGCTAATAACTACGGCTAACGCCGTAGTGGTGGTTACGGAAATAGATAAATGGCAACTAGAACGCCGCTGCAAAAGCCCGTAAGAACCCAAAATATTCTGTCTATAAATTCCTTCACGCCGCCTCCTCTAATTTGCCGCCATCAATCCAAATTTGGCCGTCCGGCATTCTATATGTAATTGTTTCCGCTTCCGCGTCGGCGTCTATCTGTTCAAAAGGCACTAGAGCCGGGTCGAATAAATGGGCGCCGCAAGCTGCCTTTTGTTCGTCAACGCTTAGCGGCTTGTGCCACCTGGCGCAGGACCAATAAGAATCCCCGCCGAACTCAGGGGTAGCGTGGACGCACGATCGACACGTAACCCGCGGTATCTCTTGCTCGTGGCATACCGCGTGGTGCTTGCAGAACTTGCAGGCGAAGTAATCCGGCTTTTCGCTTATCTTGGCCGGCGGTTCTGTGGCGCGGATAATTCGTTCGGCACGGGCCAGAATACGAAGGCAGAATTCAGCGTCGTAATCGATCCTTTCCGGGTAAATGTCTTCGTCATCTTTGTTGGTGACAAAGTAGAAGGCGCGCGTAAGACCCAGTTGGTGCATACCAAGCTGGCATTGAACGTAGTGCAGCGGCTTACACTCCTTCATTCCCTTCTTACGAAGCGGAAGGAAGTTCTTTCGGTTGGAAGATTTGAATTCCAACAGGTGTTCTGTCTTCGGCGCCTCTATGAAGCCAAGGCCGATGCCGTCGATCTTCCCGCGAACATGGCCGGACACCAGGCGAATGCGCTCTTGTTGCCCCCATACCTCAACGCCGATGTTGCGTAGGTCTTCTACAAGCCGCTCTTCTTCTAGATCGCCGCGCCGGAAGATACGGACTTTACGGCCGTCAATGTCTTCCGGTTGGCTTGCCCAATGCAGCGTATAGTAAAGGGCGCGGTCACACTCGTTGCCTAACTCGCCAACCGATAGACCCAGCGAGTCGAAGTGTTCGTTACTGGCCTTGTACGCGTCGTAGATAGCCTGGACGGTATGTGATACCGGTTGTGGGAGTGGTGCCATTATCGCTTCACGTATTCATCAGGATCAAAATCAAAGCGCCGGCACAGTTCTTGTGCATAGCCAGAGCCGAGGGCGAAGGTTTCCATTACAGCGACCCAGCGCCACGCCTTCTTATTGGCACGCGCATTACGAACGGCACGGCGCAAAAGGTCATCGTCTGAAATGTCGGATACGGGCATTTCGGCTACTGCTTCGCAGTAGCTCGTTCCGCGTCCAAGTCCACGCCGACAAGCTTGGCCATCTTGCGGAGCAAGTCCATTTTGTCTTCAACCTCGCAATCAGGTTCGTTATTGTCGGCGTCGTATTGCTTGGCGCGCTTAAGCAGCGCGACCATTTCGGCAACTTCCGCCTTAAGGGCTTCGAATTCATGGCGGGATACGGGCACCGGCTGTAAAAGCGGCTCTAACCCTGGCCAGATTCCAGTAGTTTGGTGACCCCACTTATCCCGGTAATGATCGCCAACCATTGAAACGACACACATTGAAAATCTCCCTCTAAAAATTGGTAGGGACTTCCACCCATTGTGACTGTGGCCACAGTCTCTAGCCCGCAATAACGGACACCCTACGGCGCCGCGCAACTCGGCTTCAGTTGGCCGGCCACTTTCGCAGCCGGCGTAGATCGCCTGTGGCTTACGCCACAGGTTCCCATTCTTCGGCGGTAGCAAAATGAGGAATCATTCCACCATATCGCTCCGACATAACTTCGTTTTCAAACTCATTACGCGTTTGAAGACGCCATTCGTCACCAACTTGCTTCCTGATTTCTTCGACACATTTTCCCAATGCTTCTTGGTCTCCGGCCATCGTTGGCACTTCGCCTACTGGCATAGAATATGTGACCGCCGCCGATCGTTCTCCATCTGTCAGGCGAACCTTCAGGTCAATTTCAAAAGGTCCATGCATTCTTACTTGCTCCCGTTGTTATTCGTCTGGTTGGCTCTAAAGAACCCGCCGACAAAGCCCAAGGCCGCGCCAAGGTAGACCAGTTCGCCGGCCGTAACCTTCAGACCGATAAGCGCCAGGCCGCTAGGCACCCACACAGGCGCCAGCAACCCGACTACCCAGCCGGCGAACGCGCCGACAAGGACGCCAAGCATTGGCGAGAGAAAAAGGACAAGCGCCCCAAGGGCGATAACGCCAAGAAATGCCATGTTACTTCTTCCCCCAAGGACGCATCGCCGCGGTGGTCGTGGTCGCTGTCGGCTTATTGTCGTTGGCCGGTGCCTTGTTCGGAGCCGGCCCGTCTTCGGCACCAGCAAGTTTCGCGGTGGCTCGCCAGTTAATGGCGTTCTTGGCCTTGTACTCGCCCTTCGCCGGCTCAATGATGACCGCGGCGTTAAACTGCTTAAAGTGGAAGTCTTCAGTGTCATCCGGCTCAAGAACCCCGGTGGCCTCACGCAGGGCGCGGAATTCGGATTGGCCGATTTCTTGCGCGGTCGTGCTCTGGTTCTGCAGGTTCATCTGGCCCCACACCAGGCGGCCCTTGTGTTCGCCATCAGTGACTTGCGCGGTGAACTTGAACAACTGGCCGGTGCCGGTCTTGGTCGCCACCACGTCAGTTTCGGTAAGCTCAAGCGGATAGGTACCGGCCGGGAACGGTTCGCGATCGCTAGGCAACGGCGCGTCGGGATCATAGGCGTTAGCAATATTAGCCATTAAACAATGCTCCTTAGCGGCCCGGAATGGGCCTAATAAAACGTGGGAAAATAGGCTGTGCTAACGCACAGCCGGTAGTCAGGCGGCTAGTTTAAGTTCGGACTTGTCGTAGGGAAGTGAGGTAGAATAGCCCTCTGGCAGCACATAGATAGGTTCCAGATGGGTGATAATTCCAACCTTGCCGTTAAAGCGCCCCATCTGGATTTCAACGATATCGCCTTCTTTAAAATCGATCTGAACAGGGACATACGGCAACAGTTCTTCAGCGCCCCAAGGTCCAGCGTCGGCGCCGTAGTCTTCCTTGCTGTCCCAAGCAACGGTGATACTCGGACCTTCATCGTCGTAATCAAGACCAACCACGGTGCCAACACTCGTGGTCTCTTCCTTGTCTTTGGACTCCACCCGCTCGCCTACCCGCGGCACCCAAGATTCAAGTTCGGTGCCGAAAGCCCATGACCCATCGTACTCGTCAACCATCGTCACCAGATACGGAAGCATGGTCGAATGGCCATCCACTGCTTCAACATACGCGGCCCGGCCCTTGAATTCGCCGCTAAGAAAACGAACGTAATCGCCTTGCTTGTATTTCAGTTCCTGCGGTTGCGTAGCAACAGCAGGGGCAGACGGCGCTGGGGTGACAAGTTGAATGCCAAATTGTTCAATTGAGTAGTCACGTGACCCGTGTTCTGTTTCAAGCCAGATTTTGTCCACTTCCAACCGAAGAACGGTATGCGGAACAAACTTGGTCAAGATGCACGTTTGGTCCTTGGTGGCCTGCACCACATCACCCACCACAAATTCAGGAAGGCCGGCAGCCTTCCGCAATTCCTGAACGGTCTGGCCAAAGGTCTTCGCCGCCTCGATCGTAAGACTATCGATCGGATAAAGAATGGTGCTGCCGCCGTCCCACTTGACGTTGGCCGCATTGATGACGCTTACGACTTCACCGGCCGCGCCATGTTCGTTGGTGACGCGTGAGCCAGCGGTGATGGTTGGGTAAGCCTGTACAAGATCAAAACAGTGTTCATAGTAGTTGCCGTCCATTTGCCCCTTACTCAAATTGTCGCAAAACCATTCAATACAAATGTAATCGTTTTCGTTTTCAACAGACTCCACAACCTTTGCAGTTGCGCCAGCAACTGCCGCCATCACGCCGCTACCGTTATACCTAACTCGGTCTCCCGCCTTAAATTTCGTCATGTAATCCTCCTGCCTATAATCCTAGGCTAATATTCTGTAGGAATACTGTCAATAGATGTTCTTGTCTTGTTCACGGTCGCGTTTAGGCGGCCACCCCCGTAGGGGCGGGGAAAAACTTCTGCAGTTCCGTGTAGCCGGCGCCCTTTTTGTACGGCACCGCGGTTGGCATGTTGTACCGGTTCTTCGCGACAAACCCCGGCCGCTCTTCCAGGTGAATCTGCCGATCGCCGCCACCTTCGCCGTGGGTAATCGCCTTCTTCGGTCCCACTTCCTTGGTCTTCAGAGTCGTTCGGTAGTTGATGAAACCGACAATGTCGGCTTTCTCTCGCACCAGGGCGCTAGCCCTCTTGTGAAGCTTGATACCGTAGCGGCTGTACGGGTCGCTAATGGGCGAGTCGAAACGCACGATTTCCGGGTGGGCCAGCATCACCACAGCAATACCGCGGGCTTTCAGAGCGGCAATGCCGCCAAGCAAGTCCTGCCATTCCTTATCGGTCTCAACGTAACCCTTGCCGAAACCGGGTTCTTCGATCGATCCGACCTTAAGCCGCTCGCACGTCGCAGCCCAGACAAGCGACTCCAAGCCGTCAAGCGAGTCGATAATGACGGTCTTACGGTCGTGGTCTTCGGTGACAAGTTCGCCAATGAGGCCAAGCAACTCTTCGTAGCTGGTCAGCGTGCCTGGCGTGGCAAGCTCAACATCGTTCGGTGGTTCTTCGCCTTCCGTATGCAGGTAAATCGGGTCCGGCCACTCCGCGGCCAGGCTGGTCTTGCCCACGCCGTCCACACCATACAGAAGCGTAATCGGCGGGTTGGTTGACTTGGTGCTGTTCAGTTGCGAGATTGACTTAGCCATAATTTATGCAGCCCCCTTAGCTGCAGCCGCTTCTGCTAGCGCGGAGGCGGCAAAAGACCTCGGCGGTTCTGGATTTAGAGTCTGCTCAACAAAGCGAGCGAAAAGTTTTGCCGACTCTTCCTCCATTAACGCCATAACGGTATTGTCATAGGTCATATGAAATTGAAGTTTGCCCCATTCGTCTGTTTCTGGGTCGCGGACCTTATAGGCGGCAAGTTTAAGCGGCCGGCGACCATCGCTGATACGCGCTTTACCCTATCTCGCTTGTCGTAACGATTTGGCATTTCCACTACTTCACCCATCACGTTCCGCTCCATGATACGGCTACTGCTAACGCAGCAGCGCAAAGGACAACCACCAACAGCCGGCGAAGTGCGGGCGGCATCTACGCGGCTTCCGCAATCTGTTTCACCATCGCGGCCCACTCCCTTAACGATCGCCAACCGGCCGGGTACTTCTTCGGCTGCGGCCTTGCATACCGTTCGCGGCTAAGCTTCACGCCGCCTTTGCCGTCCGGCATATTCACAAGACGAAAGCGGTCTGGCTTGGTCTTGTACGGCTCGTAGACAGAGCCGCCTTCCGGCCAGTTATCCCGGCCGGCGTTCCTACGGGCGCCGCGGTACGTCGAAAGCGGCCGTGGCTGCCGCCTGTTGCGGGTAGCAACAGGCGCTTGTGCGGTTTTGGCTTCCATCACGCGGCCTCGTGAACCGTAACGTCCGCGATCTTGCCGGCCACTCGCGCATACACCGCGAACTCCTGGCCGGGGTGCTTGGTGGCAAGGCGGTCAGCCTCACGGCTAGCCGAGTCAAGCGTGTGGTGAATGAACGGCCGGGTGCTGGGTTGCGGCTGGCCGTCCGTCACCGCGGCCACGATATGCGGCGTGGTGGGTTCGTCAAGTTCAAGGGTGTCTTCACGGTCCCAACCATTGTACGTGCCAGCGTAGTCTACAGCCGCTGGGCCGTGGTACGGTGTGCCATCGCCGTAGGCAGTCTTCGGCCCGGCAACCACGTATTTAATGGTGTGGTCTCGCTTGTAGCGCACCTTATCGCCGGCCTTAAACTTGCTGGTGGGAGCCGCGGCAAGAACTTCCGGCTTGGCAAACCAAGCCTGCCCGTCATCGAACCGAACGTAATAGTTATTGTCGAAGATGGACGTGTCTTTGATGGTCCCCTTAGAACCGATCGCGACTGCACCGTGGAGTTGGCCAGTGGTGACTACTCGGGCGCCAATTTTGAAGCGTACTGTGGGCACCAGTTCAAGGTCTTCCCCCGCCGCCCACCAATCGTTAGAGCCACGGAACTTTTCGTCAAAACGGATTTCATACTCCCCGTCTGTGGAGGTTGGCGCGGTGATAACCAGGCCCTCAGCACCGCGACGGCCATAACCGTCATTGTCGGGGGTCAGTCGAACGCGATCACCAACGTTGAACGAAGGAACAAGCGCAAGGTAATATTCTGGCAGATTCCAACAGAGGCCGTCTTCGCCATGGCCTTTAAACGGCGCGTCAAACTTCACCAAAACTTCTTCAGCCCCCGCCTTCACCGTACCAATGCAGCCTCCACCGCGGCCCATATAATCCCGCACACCACGCACCCGATCACCGACCTTGAACTTTCCCATTTCCAATCCCCTTATGAATGCAGGTTAATTTGTTCAAGCGCACCTTCCGGCCACCACTGGCGGGTAAGGCTGCCGCTCGCGTTCACGTAAAGAACTTCGTATTGATCCTGGTCGAACAGCGACTCTTTGCGCGCCACCACGAACCCGGTTTCGCCGGTCATGGTCAGTATCACGGACTCTTCAAGTTCGAATCCCCAATCCGATTGAACATCGGGCGGGATTGAAGGCGGCAAAGGGCGCGTCTGGCGATAAGGCATAGTTCCTCCGTGGCTGCTAAGCGCAGCGTGATTGCGGTATTGGCTGCCGTTGCTCGTGCAACAGCAGCGGCTAGCTAGCCAATGAGGCTGGAAATCTTGACGGCGGTGTTGCGGGCCTGTTCGGACTCGGCCTTTGCAGCATCGGCCAGGGCAGCACTGCGCGCGATTTCTTCGTTGTGGCGATCGGCAGCCAGAGCGTTCTGCGCAGCGTGCGCGTTAAGCTGGTCAACGATCTTGGTAATCGGCTTCACAATCTGTTCTACGGTCTTCTAACGTCCAAGCATTGCAATTCTCCTCTGGTTTCAATGACGGGTTACGGTAAATACATGGGGATAGTCCGCCCTCGCATGGGCACCCCCTGGCCGGCGAACTCAGTCAGCGCGGCCACGTCTTCTTCATACATTCGGTTGGGGTGTTCGCTTTCTAGCAACGCCAGATGTGCGATGCCGGCGCCGTAATCATCAACCGCGGCGTCTTCGTCTTCCAGGTCTTCAAGAGCCTTTTCCCACACCAGTACCGTCCGGCGAACCTCGCCCACCGTGCAACCGCAGGCTTCGGCTATGTCCTCCGGGGCTTGACCGCTTTCGTGAAGTTCGGTAATGCTATTTTCGGTAAAGGCATTAAGGGGCTGACGTGCCTTTTCCAGTTCAATATAGGCTTCGTCATTTTTGAGGAGCAGCCCGATATAGTATCGGGAAGCGCCAACCTTTTCTTCAATCTCGTATAGAGAGAACTTCCCGGTAATCGCCATATCCAACGCAGTCTGTTTTTTCTCTGGCGTCCATTGGAACATAAGCGTTTCCTCAGAATTAACCGTTTCGGTAATTGCGTATTGAGTGTTTACCCATAATCGGTAATCGTTGCAAGCTAATTTAGAAAAAGTTGAAAATAAATCTGTAGAGAGTGGTGCGTATCGTGAAAAACCCTAGTGATATATTGATGAAATGGCTCATTGCCGGAATGAAGAAAGATGGCAAGGACGTGGCTGGCCTCGCCAAAAAGCTGAAGGTCCACCCATCGGCCATATACAAATTGATGGCAGGGACTCGCGATTTCCAATTGCATGAAATCAAACCAACCGCAGACTATCTAGAAGAGCCGGTACCTAAACTCTGGGACTAATATATTTTTGTGGTTTTCCTAAAATCGGTTGACGGGTTTACCTATTATCGGTAATGGTGGGCTTCCATTTAGGGAGGCTCGCCATGCTGCGATCATACCATATCATCATGTTCACCATCACTTCCGTGGTGGCTATTAGCGCCCTCGCGCGGGCGATATAGCCATGTCCACGATCGACCCGCACACCGCGCGCCTTGCGCAGATGGTAGAGGCTGGCGCCGGTAAGCCGGACATTGCCGCGGCTCTGGCAGCGGCCGGCTTCACCATGGCCGAAATCACAGACAACCTTTTCGAAGTTACCGAACGCATTTCCTGTCTGGAAACGCTGCAATCCTGGCAGCGCGCCGAAGACGCGCGTTGGGCTGCAGACATGGCCAAGGACGATGAAGAAGATGGAATTTGGGGGTAGCCATGAACACCACCGCGCTTGCTCCCGTCGATCGCCTTCGCGCCGTTGCGATTCGTCGCAACGGCCAGGTCCACTCACTGCCGGCCAAAGGCAGCCATTACGAATTGCGCATGTCCTTGACGGGCGACGACTCGCGCCATCTTGGCGACGTTGAAGGCTTCATTACAACGGCCGGTATCTTCCTTACGCGCCGTGAGGCTGTGTCGGTTGGCGTTCGCGCCGGCCAACTCCGCGAAACGTGGCTAGACGGTGGCCGCGATCTTCTTTCCTCCGACATTCGGTGGTGACATGGAAACCTTTGCCACGATTGTAACGTGTTGGGTGGGGCTGGCTCTTTTTATCTGCCTGTATGCATGGGTTGTGCATTGGTCGCGCGCATTCACCCTTGGCGCGTTCATGCTTGCTTTAGCGGGCTTCGTTTCTGTGGTCGGCCTCGCCTCAATATTATTTTGATAGGTGCCACATGGACTTCTTTATCCAGGTTTCGCTTGCGCTGGCCTGCCTGAGTTTTATTCCTGTGGTGGTTATCCCGATCATCGCGGTAGGCATGTTGCCCGATCCTGACGGGCTGCTTGGTAAAGTCTGGGGCTGGTCCTGTTTGGTGTCTATCGCCCTCTGCGCTCTATTCTTCACCCTCTACCATATCGGTGCATGATGAAAACCGCGATTGTCGATATTGACGGCACTCTGGCGGATTGCCGCCACCGCTTGCACCACGTTTTGCCTGGCGCAAAACGCGACTGGGACTCGTTCTTCGCCGGAATCCCAGACGATTACGTTATTCAGCCGGTCAAGCGGGTGGTGCAGGCTCTTGCGCGTGATAGCAAAGTTGTTCTGTGCAGCGGGCGCCCCGAGAAATATCGGATGGCTACCATTAAATGGTTGGACGAATGGGCCGTGCCGTTTGACGCCCTCTACATGCGGCCGGACAACGATACTCGCCCTGACCATGTTGTGAAACTGCAGTTGCTGGCGGGGATTCGCGAAGACGGCTTTGACCCGTTCGTGGTTATCGACGACAGGCAAAGCGTGGTCGATATGTGGCGCGACCAAGGCTTGCTTTGTATGCAGGTGGCGCCCGTTGACGACTCGGTACCGGATACCGCGCGCCTTTCGTTGATGGTTGGACCTAGCGGGTGTGGGAAGACTACGTGGCTGGCCAATCGGCATATGCACCACCCCTTTGATATCCACCCCAGCCATATCATTTCCAGCGACCAGACTCGCGCGGACCTGTCCGGCGATTTCCGTAACCAGGACTGCAACGTTGCCACGTTCGCCGCTATCCATTCCGTTGTGAAGGCTCGCCTTAAGGCCAATCCGGCATACGCTTGCGCGTAAGGCGGACGAATTAGTAGCGGACGCTAGCTATTACGTTACTTGTTACAAAGACCACTCAGATAAGGAAGTTGGTCTACTATTGAATAATAGCATACCGGTTTCAGTCCGCTCCTATATCTTCCCCCTGCGAAAGCAAGGGGAAGCGAAGGTTCGTGCCATGGCGCTTAAGGCTGTGCGACCGAAGGGAAATCACCTAGAAGGCTACCGGCCGAGTAGCGCAATGCAGCGGGTGGAAGGCGATGCAGTATGACAAAACGAGAGGAAGCCAAGCGCACCGAAGAGGACCTGGCGTATTGGGAAGCCATATTTAAACCTATTGGCTACGTAGTGATTGGCTGGAGCTACCGCCACACAGCACAGGTTCGCAAGGGTGACGACTACATTAGTGTTGATAGAAAGATTGTGGACTTGGTTGAATCTGCCAAGAAGATAGCCACATGACCATCTTTATTGGCGACGTTCACGGCAAGTTTGACGCCTACAAGCGCATTATAAAGACGTGCCGTGATTCTATTCAGGTTGGCGACATGGGAGTCGGGTTTGTCCGCCGTCGCCAGTTTGGCGAAGATTCCTACAGTGAGAATCCGCCGTATGACCGGATGGTAGAGGGTAACCACAGGTTTATTCGCGGCAACCACGATAACCCCGGCGCCTGTAAGCGGCATAGCCAGTGCATTGATGACGGCACTATTGAGAACGGGGTTATGTTTATCGGCGGTGCCGTTAGCGTAGATCGAGCGTGGCGAACCGAAGGCTACGATTATTGGACGGACGAAGAACTAAGCATTGCCGAGTTGAATAATCTAACTGACGTTTATCTGCAGGCCAAGCCGCGCGTTATGGTTACGCACGATTGCCCCGAAGAATTTGCCGCCACTATGTGTGTAATGTCTGGCCGGCAGAAGTTAGACTTTCCGTCCGCCTCGCGCCAGGCGTTCCAGTCTATGTGGTCCGCACATTCGCCGGACCTTTGGATATTCGGCCACTGGCACCACAGCTTTGATTGCTTAGCGAACGGCACAAGATTCGTTTGCCTTGCCGAGTTGGAGGCGCGCGAATTAGACGTTGGGCTAAATACCGCTGCTACGCCAGTAGCAGCCTGACAAACCGCTGTGGCCTAAGACGAACAAGCGCCATTTCTGCGGCGAATTTGAATTGCGGGGCTGAATATTTGCGGATTTTACCCAAAATCGGTTGACAGCCATTACCGAATATCGGTAGGGTATATCCACACAACAGACGCACATAGGCACGGCCATTAACGGCATGTGCAGTGCAGTTGCATGGAGAAGAAACAATGGCTGGGCCGTCAGACGCAACAACTATCGAGCTTCCGCGCCTCAATCATCAGGTGATGGAAATTACTCTCATCGGTGATACACCTTTGATTGTTCATTCCTGGTCGATGAAGGCCAAGCGTGAAATGCTCGACAAACAAATGAAAAAGGCGAAAGTCGCCAAATCGGCGAAAGACCCCGTGGCCGATTTTCAATCGAGCCTCTACAAACTGCCAGATGGTGGCCATGGCTTCCCAAGTGTGGCCTTTAAGGGCGCTGCCGTTACCGCGTGTACTTCCGTTTCCGGTGTGACGAAGGTGGCCGCCCGGCAGGCGTTTCACGTCATGGGGGAAGACATTGATGTGAACGGCGCGTTTGACGGTGTACAAATGCGCCAGAACTTGGTGCGCATTGAAGGCGGCGAAGTTCGTATGCGCGAAGACATGGTTCGTGTCGGTATGGGGACCGCTGACCTTCGTTACCGTGGCGAGTATTGGCCGTGGCACACCAAGGTCAGTGTTCGCTTCAACGGGAATGTTCTTTCAGCCGAACAGATTTTGAACCTGTTTAACACTGCCGGCTTTGCGGTTGGCGTTGGCGAATGGCGTCCTGAAAAGGATGGCCAGTCTGGGCTGTTCCATGTTGCGGAAGGCGGAGAGTTGGAAGCCATCAACAGCACTAAGAAAGCAGCGTAATGAAGAAGACTGAAGTTTATAGCTTCGCAGACGGCTCCCGGTTTCAACCGGGGGCCGTCAAGGACCCCATTGCAGTTGGAAAACGGATCGATGAACTCCGTAAACAAGCCAAGGGTGAACTGCAGCCAGAGGACCTTCTAAAGGATGCCAAAAGCAAAGCATCCCCTCTCCACTCTTTCTTTGAATGGAACGATGGCAAGGCGGCAGAACAACACCGTCTTGCGCAAGCGCGGGGGTTAATCCGTGCCGTTGTTTGCATGTACACTTCGAACACTGCACCGGCCGTTCCTATGCGTGCCTTTGTTCATATCGCTGATGCCGGCGCTCCTCACTACCGCGAACTTTCACATGCAATGTCGCAAAAAAGAACGCGTGATATTGTTTTGATTCAAGCTTGGCGTGAGTTCAAAAGCTGGCGCGCTAAATATGCAGAGTTAAAAGAGTTCGCTTCGTTGTTCGAAGTTGCCGACAAAATAGAACGTAAGATCGCCGCATAATTGGCATGGCAGGCAAGGCGAGTTATGTAGTGGTGAGGCAAGGCGTGGAGCGGAGAGGCAGGCTAGGACAGGTAAGGCTAGGACTGGCCAGGCAGGTCAAGGCAGGCGAGGACCGGCGAGGACGGGCTTGGAGCGGCATGGCAGGCGTGGCACGGCTTGGAGAGGCATGGCGAGACGAGGCGGGTTGTGGCAGGTGAGGAATGGAAGGTCCGGGACAGGCTAGCAACGGCAAGGCAGGCAACGACCATTTAATCTTCGGATATTTTAGAAAGGTTCTCGTATGAAATCCTTATCTATTTTGGGTAGGGCAGCATGAAACACGATAACGACAACATCGGCCCCGATACGCCGCTACGGCTTTCCGTAGCGGCGGAATTAGCGTTTCCAGATGGCGGAATTACCGAAAAAAGCTTACGGCTAGAGCATTCCCGCGGCCACTTAGTTATAGAACGGGTGGCCGGCAAGGACTATACTACGCTCGCTGCAATAGAGGATATGCGTAAACTATGTCGCCTAGAAAACAACCGGCCCGACTCTGGTTACGTCCAGCAAGAGGCGATAGGCAAGCAATTTGGCTCATCCTCCACGACCGACGCCAAATCAGCACTGGATGCCATGCGAGCGACTACAGCGGCGCTGAAAGAGCGCTCCAAGGGTACCTTGCGCAAAAGCGCGTAGAGGCAGAGCTACCGCGGTCTGCACCGGCCGATAAGGTTTATGTATCAGATGTATTGCGGGTGTATGTCGCTGAAAAAGGCGATGACGTTGCCCGTTCGGCGGAATTAAGCGCGCGGGTTGACCGCTTAGGAGATTGGTGGGGCAATAAAACACTAGCCGAAGTCACCAGTGCAAATTGTAAGGCTTACGTAAAGTACCGATCCACACAGGCTGCGGCCAGGCGGGAACTAGAAGACCTTCGCGCAGCCATTAATTTGGCGGTTGCGGAAGGCGCCTGCCGTGATGCTGTCAAGGTCAAATTACCTAAAAAGGCCAAAGGCCGATCGCGGTTTCTAACCCGGTCAGAGGCCGCGCGCATTCTTTGGTCTGCCTGGCGATTCAAGGACAAACAAAACGGCGACGACAAGCCGCGGTACCCGTCCCGGCATGTGGCCAAATTCTTTCTGACGGCGCTTTACACGTCTTCCCGATCGGCGCGGGTCTGGAGGGCCAGTTTCGAGCCAGAGGCCGGCCGCCCGTGGGTGGACTTGGAACACGGTCTATTCTTCCGTGAGGCACCGGACGAACAAGCTGCCGACAATAAGCGGGCGCCGCCGATCCGCCTCCCAGCCAGGTTGCTCGCCCATATGCGCCGCTGGCGGGCTAAGGGCGCCAGATACGTGGTTGAATACCAGGGCCGCCCCGCTGACCCCAAGAAGGCGTTTAAACGCGCCGTAGAGCGCGCTGGGCTGGCTGGCACCAAGGTTATGCGGCACACCCTACGGCACACCGCGGTAACCTGGCTTATGCAGAGCGGCGTCGACAAATGGGAGGTTTCCGGGTTTGCCGGCATGTCGGTGGAAACGTTGGAACGAACCTACGGCCACCACCACCCAGACCACCAAAATGCGGTTGGGGAAGCGTTTTCTGGCGGCAAAGCAGGGCGTGTCGGTAAGCCGGCAGAGGTTCTAAAGATTGGTCAACCTATTGCCGCGGTAGACGGGGCTGCGGGTAAGCCCTTGGAATCATGGTCGGAGTGGCAGGATTTGAACCTGCGACCCCCTCGTCCCGAACGATAGGTCTACGCGGAATGGCGCTATTTTACAGGGGTTTCTGATAGGTCTTGCTCCCTATTGCCCTGGTTTGTTCCCGGTCATGCGTTGGCAATGATTGGCCCGATGGAAAAGGAAGAGATTATGGACGTAGTTCATTTAGCCGGTGCCGAAGACGTTTCTAGGGCTGCCGGCCGTATGGCCGATGCCGCCCAGACAATGAGCGGAGCGGCCTACAATATCGATTGCACCCTAGAACGGCACCAGAGGTTCATGGACGACTGGCTGCAGCGGCTACAGGACGTGATGGACTCTGACATGCGGCACAGGCTTAGCGAGCTTCTGTCTGAGGGTAAAATCTCGCCCAATGACGCCCGTAAGGTCATAGGGCTGGCGCCGCTGTACGACTGGACAGAAGCGGCTAAGGAAGGCGGGACGGCGCAATGACCCCAATCCCCTTCCCCGAAATGAACACCATCTACAAGGCGCCCAAGGACTGGGACGAAGCCGCCAACGGCCCGTGTGCTGACTTGCCGGTACAGCGCGACGAAGACCGGCAGACGGTGACTAGCTGCTGGCAGCCTTCCGCCGCTGATTGCCAGGCAATATACGGCGGTGCCAAGGTCTACCTTACGGTCTATGGCGACCAGCCGGCCGTAATGCTGGAGGTTCGGTGATGGCTGGTGACCCAGCTAAGCAGCCGCCTGAATGTAAGCCGGTGTTCACGCCAAATCCGGTAAACCAGAATGGCCTAGGCGTGTGGTCGCGCTGCCCCAACCTGAAAGAAACAGGCGGCGGAATGGACGGCGAAAGATGGTCATGCGCCGTCTGTGGCGAAAGCTACTTTCTCGACTATGACGACATGCGTTAATGCCCCGCGTTCATAACCTCCACCACAAGACCGCCCCACCGGATGCCGTCTATTGCGGGCGCGGCAGCCCGTGGGGTAATCCATTCCCTATCGGGCCTGGCGCCGATAGGGACGCGGTGTGCGATCGCTTTGAAGCCGAGATATTGCCGGCGCTAGACGTGAGCCACCTTAAAGGAAAAGACCTGGTTTGCTTCTGCAAGCCCAAGCGTTGTCACTGTGACGCGATTTTGATTAAGGCGAATTAACACGCATTCATGTTCCAGTGTCGGAACACACAGTTCGGTACAACACGCAATAATTCTTTCACATTGGAACAAATTTAAGTTGCGTTAATCAATTTGCACGCTAACGTTAAGGCCGGGTGTGGTAGCCCGGCCTGCAACTAGACGGTTAAAAGTAACCGTTAATATACGCTAAAACGGACGCCGTATACGAGACGTGCGACACCCGGCATTGGCCGGGGGCGGTCGTCATGTCCAGCGGGAAACCGTAAAAGCGACCGGGCCTGTCTCGTACAGGTTTCTACCACCCCCCGGCTGCCGGCCGTTTCGGTTGTAAAAGCGTTATGATTCGGGGGAATCAAAAGTGAGCTACATTCAAGAACGGTATCGTGCCTGGCAAAACCTTCAGGCAGAGATTGAAAAGGTTAAAACCGTACCGGCTGGTATCAAGATTGCCGAGAGACAATCAACTATAGAATCATCCATAGCATCTGCTGCCTCCCAAAACATCGAAGATATCGGCATAAAGCTGGAATTAGCCATAGAATGCAATGACTTTGATCTGGTCATCAGTGCATTAAGCGACTTCCGAAGGGCCTACAAAAAAGCCGCATAGGCACCTTGCTACCGCTTACCGATTCGCTATAATCGGAAAATGGCCAAAGAATCCAAACAAGAACAAAATCGCGAAATCAATAGAGCATTAGCTGAGTGGCTTGATAAGTCACTCAGGGCTGACGACAGCCTACCTACGCACGTTTTGTACGACCAGAAGAGATTAAATCTTCTCGCCAAGAATATGAAAGTTCACCCAAGCGCCATTTATAAACTTATGGCAGAAAACAATCCGCGTAATTTCCATGTCCGCGACGTTCTGATTATTCAAGAAACGTTTGGCGTCCCATTGCCTAAGATACTAGGCAAGAAATAGCCAAGCCGATAGTGGCTTTGTAACATCGGCAGCTAGAGGGTTCATATTCCCCCATTTTTGCCAGAACCCAGAAATAGCCGAGGCCCCTGCGTCAGTGGCGGCATAAAAAAATCCAGCGGTTTACCTAAAATTGGTTGACAGACTTTACCGAATATCGGTAATCTATGTCTATGAAACGGCTCTGTGTCATATGCAGGGGTTCTATGGACGGCATCAGACCTAACGCTAAGGTCTGTTCGAAGCCGTGTCGCAAAACGCTGTCTAAAAACCTGGATTCCGCCTGGCGGAAAGAAAACCCGGAACGATGGGCCGAATTGCAGCGGCGTGACTACGAGAAAAATCGGGAAACAAGACTCGCCATTAACAAACGATGGCGTGAGAGCAACCCTATATTGCTCGCGGAAAATCACCGTCGTTACAGAAACAAAAACAAGGAGTTGCTGCGTGTAAAAAACAAGGAGTTTATCAGAACTTAGTTCCTTTTGGCCGCTGCTTACCGCGCCCTTCTAAAAGAACAAGGCATTTCCGTTAAACAATTTTTGGAGCAAGCCAATGCGCCACCAGCAATATCGGGACAGCCTGCTAGAGCGACTCCGAACGTGGCGCGTAGCAAACCCAGACGCGATGATAGCGGACGCGCGAAAAGAACTAAGAAGCGCGCTAAAAGATAGCGACGTTGACCTGTTGTTTGATAATTGGTTGAACGTTAATTTCGACCGTATCGAGATACGGTCTATGGGTGCAAACTCGCATACGGCGGTTATTCGCAGCACAGCTTTGGTGCGGAACGAAACGCCGGCACAGCGAGTCGAGAAGAGACTAGCGAAAGACGTTCTTGTTTCAAGAATGAACAAAATTACAAAGGCTAATCTTTTCGAATCCTTTGCCTCGCACATTTGGGAAACCATCTTGCCGAATGGCAAGCTTTTGCGCGAAGCCAAAGGCAAGGACCTTAAGCACGCTACCGGCTGGTACGGACAACTTGCTAAAATGGTGAAGCCTACCGAGAGCCTCTACAAGAAATTCAGCACCAAGCAGTTGTTTGAACTTAGCCAGAGGCCAGTGTGATCACTTAAAAAGGAAATATGTTATGGACGATTTTCGAGTAAGAGGATTTGGCGGGATTGTTTTAACGGTCCCGTCGCG